AGAAAAATTAGTCATACGACTTACTAAACTTTCAATACGACCTTCATACATACGTGGCGCACAAATAGCGTAACTCATTTGAGCTTTTGTTGTATCTGCTTTTGGTCGCATCATGTTTTTCTTAAGCTCCCACTTTAAAATATCTTTACTTCCAATTACTTTAACTCCTTCATATATAACTTCAATAGCTCTGTCTATTTTTTCAAATTCATCAGACGCTGGTGGGTTAAAGGTGTCATTTTTTTCTATAGCTTTACTACCACCAGTAGCAGTCTTTTTTATTTTATGAACTTGGTTAGCATATGTTTTATACTCAAAGTATAATACTGTTGCTGTGTTATTCTCGTCAGCTTTAGAGTTGTAAGCAGTGCTGCTGTACGAAGAGTTATAGCCTTGGTAAGACTCTAACTGTTCATCAGTTAGCTCTGGAAATTGTTTTTTAAGCTCGTTTAAGTAAACTTCTTTTACTTCACCTACGTAATATATATCATCAAAATATGGTGAGTCAGTATTAGAGTAAACTAGATCAGCAGGATCCACATATTCTACTTTAATGCCCTCAGCTTTATTAAAAGAACTTTTAGCAGCTCCAATACCTATAACAGTTAAATCATTATTAACTCTTCTAGATATAAGCTCGTATTTGTTTTTATCAAAAATACTATTAATAGCTTCTTCTTCTGCTATTTCTACAGACTGCTTGTAGTCAAGCTGCATGTGAAGCTCTAACTCTTCAGTAGTTTCAGGCAGCTTGCTTTGATCTGTTTGATATATGTTTATGCCTAATTGACTAGCTACCGCGTCGTTAAAAAGCTTAGCTTGCATGTCCTCGGCTATTTTAGTAACATAATTTGTACGCTCTTGTATCGACGCTGGATCTTGTGAATAAGCTTTAATGTCATAAGATCTGTCAGCCATGCCGTTAACAACAATGTCAACAAACTTTGGTATAATAGGTACTGGCTTCCAATCTAAATTTAAATAAGATAAATCACCGTTAATTGATAATTCATCTTTGTATTTTCTAACAGACTGCTCCCCTCTAGCGTATAGTCTTAACGAGTGAAATGATTGTTTTGACGTTGAATATCTACCAGATCCATTTTTACCGTCGTAACCATCTTTAGTATTAAACCACTCATGTTCTATAGCTCTACCAACCTTACTACCATATTCTAGTGACATTTTCTCTAAATCACTAACCGCTTGGCTGGGAAAAGAACTTTTTATAGCTTTATTAATCATTTATTTTAAATTATTTTTGATCTTGATCCTTTGTTGTCATACCTTTTAATTCCAAGGTTTATACTTCTAACTTGTCTTTCTTGAACTGGTGTGTAAAGGTTTTTATTGCAAGCCATTATAGCTAGCCCTGAACTTATTGAAGCATCAAACTTTGTTCTGTTGTTTATATCAAATCTAGCCCAGTCTTCTAATGTTCTATTAAAATACATATCGCCGCAGCCTTGATTATTAAATCCTACGTATTTCTCTATGTAAGACTCTATAGCTGCAGCATGCGACTGCTTCATATCTTGTGAAGAGTTAGGTATACCACCTATTTCTTTTTCTGTTACTGAAAGTTTATTAAAAACTTTATCAGGCCTGTTCATTGAAAAGCCTCTATAGCCTCTTCTTTTAAAATGGTATAACAACCTTGGCTTGTTATTTTCTGCTAGTATTGGCATGCCGTAAAACACGCAAGCCATAAGTACATCTTCAAAAAATATTTCAGCCGTTTGCGGCCGAGCAACATATTCTAAGAAAAAGCTGTTTGATGGCGCTTCTTCCATTGAATATTTAGTAAGTCCGTGCAAAGCTCCGTTAGATCCTATACCGTCAACAGTGCCTGATATATCGTAGCTATCACAGCCAAATGCTCCAACATGTTCGTTGCCAGGAAACTTAATACCATTTTTAAGTCTTATTCTGTTTTGCATTTCTATTTTAGGTACCCAGCTAACTTTAAACCTACCGTTTCTATTAGGCATAAACTCTACAGTGCTATCTTTAATGCCATTTTTCCACTGAAATGAACCTCTTGTAACGAGTGAAGATCTAGTTATATCTTCGTTGTAATCTATTTGCTCGTATATCTTACTTAGATTAAATAAAGACTGTTTAGCTTCATCTCTAAATGCATGACTTTCAGTACGCGGAAACTGTCTGTAAAATTCGTTTAATCCGTCTTGATCGTTTTTTAAGCCTTCTACTTCATTTTCCCAATACTCTATTACTCCTTGTTCGATCTCATCGCCAAAGCCGTCGAGTACCGGTTTGTCCGGAGTGTCGAAGACAGGTGCTCCATACATATCAATATATCCTTCGTAGTTCCATTCCATAGGTATGAACAAAGAATATAATCCTGAGCTAGTCTGTCCATTGCGGTTTCTTTTTGTAACGTCTGAGTCATAGTAAAGTTTTTTAAAATTTTCACCACCTTTATCTAGCGAGTTACTTGTTGAACCCATCATACACTTACCTATAATTCTAGAACCTAGTCTAAGCGTGGTTTTTGTTACGCGCCAGTTGTTTAATATATTGTCTGGCCTCTCCCACTTACCACTTTCGTCGTGCGCAAGCAGCTTTAGTTTTTCACCATCATAACTATTATCACCTGTGTTTTTCCAGTCAATAGTTGTATCAAGTCCTTCTATTTCTTTTAGCGACTCGTTTGCGTCAAGTTTTCTTCTTGTAAACTTAGACGCTGGAACTCTGTAGGCCAGTTCTGTTTTTGGCCTGTCCATACCGTCTTGTATTGGCTTGAAGAAAAACGGGTAGTTGATTGATATTGGTACAACTTTGTCTGTAAACATTTTTTTAGCATCAGCCCCTGTTTTTGACAATATTCCAAATCTAGCATCTTTAGATGTTGTTGCTTGATGCACGAGCTCTGAAGACGACATAAAACTGAATCCAGATCGTCTGTTTTTAAGATAGCACATGCCATAACATCTCTTGTCGGCTTTACAAGCTTCCCAGAATATGAAGAATAATCTGTTTGACTCCCTAAAATCTGGGTGCCCAACATCAATCTTGGTCCACTGCAAGTACATATAGTGAGAACCAGTAATGTAAGTAGCCACATTCTTATTATTGAACCAGTGGCCGTTTTCTCGTCTAGTAAATTCTTCATCTATATAATCGTACCATTTTTCTTTAAACTCTGATGGGTAATTTTCCCAATCAAATACTGACTTAATCTTACTTAATTCTTTTGGGTACTCGTATGGCACCCATTTCTGTTGCTTGCTTTTAGCAACGGCTTGTGCAGGTGGTAAAGCTATTTTAAGGTTTTGTATTTCGTATACTTCACCTATCTCACCTGTTTTAGATATAACAACTACGTCGTGATCTTTATTATAACCGTACTCCCACTTTTTATACCTATTCATCTGCTTAAGAGTCTTAGGCTTTATATAATTAGTTAGTACAGTAACTAGAGTTTGGTTGTAACTCATGTTGATCTACCTTCAGCAAAGCCTTTAAAAGTTTTTTCTTTAGTTTCTTTTTTAGGCTTTTCGTTTAACATATCTTCTTCAAGCTGTATTCTAGTTAGTATTTCAAACGCATCGAATATAGCTAGCTTTTTTGTAGCTGCAGCATTTTTAAGTCTGTCAGCTGTTATGTCGTCTCCTGAATCTACAATAGGTTCCTTAGCTACTTTAATAAGTTCTTCCACAGCCTTTTGCCCAGCTTGGATTATATTCAACTTCGTCTCCTTTGTATTCATATTTAATTGTAATATCATTAGTTCGCATGCGGTATAATCTGTCTTCTTCTATAATAAACTCATATTCGCTGCTAGGGCTGAATCCAACCAGATCCCCCTCGTGTATTTTAAACGCTTCTAACGAGCTATTACCGTATTTTAGTATACCAATACGTTTTTGCTCTTTTTCATCGCTTATAATTTGTTTTTCTTTTTTAAGTATAGGCTTTACAAAACAAAAATTACCAGGTGCTTTCCACTGGTTTTTATGCTTATACAAAAATATTTGATCATAATAACAGAAGTACATATCTTCTTTGAAATACGAGCTACTGTTTTTCC